GAATTTGCCGCTATTATTAGTTTTTGCTTCAATCTGGGTCTTGGATGCTTTCAGCGTTCAACCATCCGTCAAGCGTTGTTACGTGGCGATAAAGAAGCGGCTATGGAGTCGTTAGTTAAATATTGTAGGGCTGGTGGTAAGATATTAAAAGGTTTACAAAACAGAAGATTAGATGAACGTAAATTGTTTTTAGGTTTATAATATAGTATCTAAATACTAGGGGAACTCCTTGAAGATACTTTTGTTAGATATAGAATGTGCGCCTAATTTAGCAACAGTTTGGGGTATATGGCAACAAAACATTGCTCTTAATCAACTCCTAGAGTCGTCTTATACACTATGCTATGCAGCTAAATGGTATGGTGATAAAAAGATAATGTTTGACTCTGTATATAAAACAGATCGTAAAACAATGCTAAAATCTATTCATACTCTTATGGATGAAGCTGACGCAATCGTTCATTATAATGGCAATAGATTTGATATACCAATGCTTAATAAAGAGTTTTTAGAGGCTGGTATGCCACCACCTAGCCCTGCTAAGCACATTGACTTACTACAAACATCTCGTAGCAAATTTAGGTTCGTATCTAACAAACTAGACTATATTGCACAGCGTTTAGGTCTTGGTAAAAAGACAGCACATGAAGGTCACGAACTATGGCTTAAAGTTATGAATAACGATAAGTCAGCATGGAAACGCATGGAAGAATACAATCGCAATGATGTTGTATTGTTAGAAAAAGTCTATGATAAGTTTAAAGGTTGGATAAGTAATCATCCTAATCACAATCATTTTTCAGAAGAAAGAGTATGCCCAAGTTGTGCAAGTCATAAAATTCAACAACGTGGATATTCTGTATTAACTGCTGGGAAGTATCCAAGATTTCAATGTCAAAATTGTGGTTCTTGGTTTAGAGGTAACAAAAAATTAACCACAGACAAATCAGAAAAATTCGTCAAAATATAGGATTTATTATGCAGCGTTCAGAAGTAGAGATTATCTGTAATCACATGTTAGGAAAAACGATAGTTTCATGTGAGGCTTTACATGGCGATAGCACTATTGTAATTCAATTAGATGATGACTCACTTATAGAAATTAGTGGAGAAGAGTTATCGCTGTACGGAGAACTTACACCACTAGACGATTAAAACTCTGTCCCATATTTAAACAATATATCTTTTGGAACTAAAAATGCTTTTTTGCTAGCAGAATCACCATTTCCTACAAATTGTTTATATATTAGTTTGTTTAAAAAAATACAATTAATAATATCTTTTGGTTTTATACAAACAAATTTTATATCATCATAAAAAACCCAATAATCAGCCTCAGTTGCCATTAAAGCAGAAGGTTTGTTAAACATTTCTATTTCAATAACAATATTCCCAGTCTCTTTACTCATTGGGTCATATTTTACTTCTATGGATTTTTTGGTTTCAGGTATCCATATATCATAGCCTTTATATTTATCAATTAAACTTGCTGATGGATATTTGTTTTTAATAATATTGAGTAGTTTATTCTCAATGCTTATCCCACGTTGCAAATCATTTTTAAAGGTGTTAGACACAAATTACAATACCATTGCTACCTACTTGGCATACTGTTACAGATCCATCAGGTGCTAATATGGTTGTAGTCTGACCAAATGATTGTTCTGTATAAAAAATAGCTAATGCTGCCATTACAATAACGAACAGCCAATATATTTTATTCATCATCAAATCTTTCTAAGATAGCTTCTACTTCAGGTGGGTTTATAGCATCTTCGTCTCTAGTAGCTTCTAATAGCTTATTCTTATACCAATCAGACTTTTCTAAATCTTGTTGTGGATTATCTTTAAACGGATAACGTAAGTCATACTTTAACTTACAGCCTTTAAGATACCCAATGTACTCTTCTTTAGTTAAACGACTCTTAATTACATCTATTGCTTCAATTCCTCCCACTAAGTAATGTGGAGGTCTGTTCACCATATCTACCATAACTATCCCCTTATAAAAAATAAATCAATAAGTTCATACGTACCATAAGCAAAGCCAAGTATACTACCAATAACCAAAAGCCATACTACTACATCTAATATCTTTTCTGCTCTTCCCATTTCCCATACTCCCTTCCTACAGTTACAGATACATAATTCCTATTTTTAAATCGTTTATCTAGCGTATTATTGTAAGTCCATTTAGGCAAAGTAAAGTATCCTTGACTTTCTAAATACTTTAACCTTGTTCTATTTGTCACACATTCTTGCACAATACTTTTAATACTGCAACCAGGATGTTGATTTATATAATTAATAATAAACTTTGCTTGTCTTTGGTCATCTAGTTTAGTATACATCTTTTACTCCATGAGCTTGTTCTAATAGTCTTGCAAACTTAAATATTCTGTCTAATGTTACTACTTGACTACCATATCCAAATGCTGCTTTGTATATCTTAATTATTTCTTCTTGTGTAAGTGGTTTAGAGTCCATTATTGCTTTCAATCAATCGTTGTGTTTCTTCTGAATACTTATTCATTGACTTGTATTCTTCTATCTTATCACCTCTAAATAATGGTGTAATCTTAATATGATGTGTTGAGTTTTTCAAGTCGTTTAAATATGACAATTCTTTAGGATGAAAAGACCATAGGTAAGATGCTTTAAGATCACCTGACCTAATATCAAATTCTTCATAAAGCCATGCTACAGGTTCTTTTTTAGCCATTAGTAGAACACCATCCTTCCTAGTTTAACATTAGGTTTTTTGTCCCAGATATATTTCATATCTACACTATCGTCATGGAAGTATAAACTATTTCCTACAGGGTTTGCATGCTTTTTAAAGAATAATGTATCTACTACAAGCAATTTGGTCTTGAGTAGTGCTTCCTTATCTATATTCTTTTCATCAACTTTCATCATGTTTTCTATGCCAATAAACTGACCACGAGCATAGACTACTTGACACGCATTATTGCCAAAGCGTTTAGACCTTACTCTATTCATAATGACATTAATCACACCTAGTTTTTCTTCTAGTGATTGCATATTAACTTCTGTATAAACAGCAGTCGCTATGCATGTTACATCTGCTTCTGAAATATGTATATCCATGATACCTTTCTCATGCTTTTCTTGTGTCTAGCAAACCCATATAAGCGTATAATTCTATTATAAATCTAAAAGAAAGGAGAACCGCTATGTGGACATCACCAACAGCAACAGAAATGCGTTTTGGCTTTGAAGTTACAATGTACGTAATGAACAAGTAATTATAATGCAATGGGGATGATCCTAGAAAGGAACATCCTCATCTGCACCCTCTACTGCTGGCTTACTTCTTGTTTCACCCTGAGTTTCTTTCATTTGTACAGAACCACTAATAAACTTACCGTTCTTACCCTCTCTAATCCAACCACTAATTCTAAACTCAATACCATCTACGTTTGCAGTTCCTGCGTAATCAGGTCGTTTAGGATTGTCACCCTTATCATTCTTAAATAATGCAAATGTGTTTGTGTTATCATATTCAGCCATCTTATTGCTCCTTTGGAAATAATAATTTATCTTCTTTTAAATCTATATCAAATATGGGTTTGCGTTTCCAACGTGTAGGCTCTACATCATCTTCTACAAACTTCATAAATTCTAACGCTAAAGGTTTATACCAGTCAAACCATTCTTTACTTCTATCAATAATTTGTATAGTAATTCCTTTTGGTGTCCAAACTACAAAATAACATCTTGGCGCACCACATACTTCCATTTGTAACTGTGTTTGAAAGTAATAACGGTCCGGAATCATACCATAAAACTCTTGGCTATAAGGACACTTTACTTCTATTGGCAACCTATTTAAGAATCCATCTGGGCTAGCGCCTAAAGGTAAGTCAGGATGTACAATTAACTTATTACCAGTTTCAGTAATCTCTCCCATAGCTTTTTCAAACTCACAAATAGCAAGATGCTCATTAAGATTACCCCATTCAGTCATTTCATTACCTTCAAATGGAGCTTCTCTTAAAGTCATTTGTCTCCATAATTTTTGCCTTTCATATACAGATGACCAGCAGTTACTAGCTGTAATGATATTATGACGTCTATTGT